GCCGAGCGCGGTCCCGAGCGCGGTGTCGGCGCCCTGCCCGAGACCCTGCTGTGTGCTCCATACGTTGTTGATGTTGCCGAGCGCGGTGTTCTGCGTGTTGATCGCGTTCGTGTCCGCGTTCGTCACCGCCTCCGCAGCGTTCTGCGCGCCGTAGATGCTGGCCGCGCCAGACAGGAGCCCGGAGGCCGTACCCCCGAGGGTGGAAGAGAGGAGTGAGTCTGTGCTGCTTGTCGCTGCCATGTTACCGATGTTCCCTATGCTGCTTGTTTGCGGCGCGGCGCCGCTTGAGTTCGCGCCGCCGCCGCTTAGCGCTGTACCGAGCAGGTTGGAGCCGAGAGATCCGACCCCACTACCTACCGCATTATCAATACCTGTTGTACCTATACCTGCGGCGGAGAGGCCGCCGGAGACTAGGCCACCTAAGGTATCATTAACGCCGACATTAATAGCGGCGTGTGTAGCGCCGGCCTCTGCGCCAGCTACGGCGCCTTGACCGTTAAGAGCGCCGCCTAGAGCGCCTGTAACAGCGCTGGTGCCTACCTTAGTCAGGCCGGAGGCGGCGGTGTTAGCGACGTTGGTCGGTAGCCCGGTATCAGCTGATATCGTTTGCCCAAGGGAGTTAGTGAGGGGCTTGGCTGCTGCACCGATAGCACCGCCCGCGGCGCCAATCAGCGCCCCCTCACCGACGCTCCCGAAAGTGATCGGGGCACCGCTCATACCGCTATTAGCCGCGGAAGTAACCGCACCAGTAGCCGCACCCTGAACCGCGCCAGCGCCCACAGCGCCGATGGTAGGCGCTAGCGCATCTCCGATACCGGCTGTCACCAGCCCTATAGCTGTGTCAATAATCGCAGGTCCAGCAGTCTTTTCAAAAAAGCTACCCGTACCCGATTCAACTTGCCCTGGATTTAATCCGCCGTTCAATGTCTGGAACGCTTCGGCCGTGGTCTGGGGAACTAGCTCTTGCGTGCCGCCGCTGCCGTGCGGCCCGTTCGCCCCGGCTGTTATGACGGAGTAGCCGCCGCCAAGCGGCCCGCCGGTAAACGATGCTTGCGCGCCAGCGGGTGCAGCTTCCGTCCCTGCAGGCATCCAGGCGCCGCCGTACTGCCCGTCACCCGATGACGGTACCCACGTACCCCCGCCTATATTGGCGTAAGGATCTGGTACCGTCGGAGTAGAGTTCGCGATACCGTAAAGATTTTGGATGCTAGCGCCGTACTTATCTAGGAACGCGCCCTGGGAGTTAGCTTGCGTAGTAGTAAGGGCGCTACTTATGTTCCCTGTTGGCGAGGCCATCCGTCTGATCTACTTTGTCTGCTGATACACGTGCATGCCGCCGATGCCGAGTAGGGCGAAGAGCATCGTCGTAAGTGTGCTGGTGTCGATGGAGGGGAGGCTCACCGGGTGACCAGCCAGCACGCACCCCCACTCGATAGGGGACTTCAGCGTAGCGAACGCGAAACCTAGGACGCAGAGCCAGCCGGCCCCGTCACGGAAGCTTAGGCCCGGCTTCGCCTCGTCGACAGCGTTAGCTTTGATCTGCTCAATGTTCAGATTGAACTGATCATCGAGCGCTTTCAGGGCTCCGGCGTTCTGCGCGTTCAGGAGCGCGATCTTTGCGGCGGCGGCCTCCGTCGGGTTCGGGAAGATTTTATCGATCCCGTCCTTGATCAGGTCAGCGACCGAACCTATCCCTGTGATATCAAGCCCCATCAGGATAGCTCCCAGTTAAAAAATAGTTTGCGATTCTGGTGGCGCGGCCGGGCTTGTCTAGCCCGTCCGGCTGCACTTCCTTAGCCCATTCGCTGTCCAGGAGACCATCGTGCGCGGCCTGCCAATCTTGCGCATTGATAGCTGCGCGGGTGCGAACAAATGTCTCCCACCGTCCGCCCATGTTAAACGCGATCTCGTAGAGCGCGTTCTTGCGGCACTCGGTGTCGCACGACTGAAGCTCGGGCCACTTCGATGCGAGACGCATCGCGCTAAGTATGTCCGTACAGAACCAGCGGTCGCTTGTGCTCTGTATTACCGTGAACCCTTCCCACGTCCGGCCCGGAGCGGGCTGCGGGAGGAGGTGCCCGCGACCGCAGGTCCAGTTGCCTCGGGTGTCCTTGTACGCTACGAGGCTGTCGCTCTCCGAGGCGTCGAGATCGACCGCCAGCCTGCGGTCGATAGTTGGATCGAGTACCGTATCATTCGTGATTGCCATGCGGTTGTTTCCTCACCTGCGTCTGAATATCGTGTACAGTGTCTTTGATGTCGTCCAGCGACTGCTTCATCGCCGCGTTCTGCTGCTGGATGATAGATAGCTGGTCGTCGTGCTTCGCGACGTGCGCCTCTGTCTGCGCGTTCTTATTTTGTAGGTCGATTATCTGCTGGTTGACCTGGCCGCCGCGGTACACGGTGGTGTACAGCCCGCCGGCTGTGGTTACTACCACGGCGACGGCGGCGATAGCCGCCTCCATTGACCATCTTAACACTGACATCTCATCTCACTTCGGGGTTAACCCGGAAAAAGGCACGCCGGGCTGCGGCTGTTGCGTTGCGTGCCTCTGCACGAAATGGTACGCCTCGACCCAGGCGATGGCCTCCATGCCCTCTGACTTCACACGCCGTAAAAACTCCAGCAGGTTCTTCGCGATATGCTCCGGGATCAGAGGATCTTGATTATCTATAGTCACGATATTTTCTCCAAGTTTACCAGGCAGGGATATGGCGCGTAACGCCGTTGTCCACGATGGGTATCCACTTTGTCGGGTTACCGGTCGCCGGAGAGTTTGACAGGGTTCCGACCAGCGCCCCCGACCCGTTCGTCAGCGCTGTAAGTACTGTTATCAGCGTACCGCTGGCGGCGTTTATAGTCAGGTTCCCTACACCGTCCAGGGTGAGCAGATTGTTGCCGGTATTCGCCGTATTAGCGCAGACTAAGTTGAAGTCGCTTGAGCTTGTACCTGCCAGGATGGTTACACCGCGGGCGCCAGCTATAGCACCAGCCTGGAAGACCGCTGCCGAGAACCCCGCCGTGCCGGCGCCCATCACGTTAAGGGCGGTGGTGGATGCCGCGGGGGTGGCTATAGTAAAGTTGCCAGCGATGCTCCAGCTTAGGCCGCCGCTGGGCGGTGTTAAAAAGCCGTGACCGTCACCAAAAATTTCAAAGTAGTTTGCAGTCGCAGCCTCATTCACAATGCGTATAGCTGCATCTACTGATGTCGTGCCAGCGGCTATGAACAAGCCGTACGATTGGCCGCTGGCTCCTGACCCTGATATATCGACGGCATAGTTGCCGGCGCTGCCGACAAAGTCTCCGGCCGCTCCCGAGGGGCTCCCGGTCACAGTAAGGGTATTACCGCTAGCGGGGGCCGGGATTACGACGTTAGGCGAGAGGCGGATAGTAGCCACCCCAGCCGTAACGGAGACCGTAATCTCGTTCGCGGTCCCGACTATAGAGCTTGAGCTTATGACGCCGCTGCCGTTGATCGTAGCGTACGGGCTAGAAATATTTCCGGTGACCGTGATCCCCCCGGTACCTACAGCGTTGCGAACGTCCGCGCCCTTCAGAGAGTTATGGATGAAGTGCCGGAACCAGGTCGGGTCCCACGTCTGCGGGATCGAGAGCACGTTCGCTCCGTTGATCCCCGGCTTTGTTTTCAGTTGGGTAGTCATGCTACCACTTGCACTGTTCAACTTCCGCGGTGACGTCCACCGTGAACGTCGGCGACGGGTCCGTCACACGGAACTGTAGCACGAGGCTGGAGTACTGTCCTAGGTTCCACCAGATCGCACGGTTGTCAGTGTCGCCGGGCACCCCGAGCGTCTGCGAGTCGTCCCCTGAGATATCGTACGTCTGCCCCCAGTTAACCGACGTCAGCACGCTGATGCGTGGCGCCACCCCCGGGGTCGGGCCCGCGCCGGCTGTGCACACGCACTCGACGCGGCGCACGTTCTGGCGGTTGTTCTTGTTGTAGAGCGGCTGCGTCGTGAACGCGCAAACTACCGGCGCGTTCGGGTTACCAAACTCAGTCTGTACGGTGTCGTCCAGGTACCCGATGGTGCCGCTCTCCGAGTCGCCGATCAGCTGCTTGCCGAACGCGTTAAAATAGCATAGACCCCGGTACTGCACCTCTTGACCGTTGAGAATTGACACCAGATCGAACCACTGCTGCGTCACGCAGTCATAGACCAGCGTACGTTCAGCGAGCGGGATCGTCAGGATCCAGAACGGGTGCCCGTTCCAGGTCGGGCCCCCGGCCGGTGACGCCAGCGAGTACATGCCGGCGAGGAGCCCACTCTTGTTCGCGTTCGAGAGTACCGCCTCTACGCCCGCGGTCGAGATCCTCACCGGGGTCTGGCCGTTGCGCCGCCGCACCGTCAGGTCGTTCGCTACCCACATCACCGAGTTGTCTTGCAGCGAGATGCTAAAGGCGCCCTGCGGGTGAACGCCGTACGTCATAAACGTATCCGAGGCCGCGCTGAAGGGTGAGCCTGTAGGGTTACCGGTATTGACGAACCCTTCAGTCGAGCGGGACCCAAAGATCACGATCTCTCGGTGGTCTACGCACATCCCGTAGAAGGGGTCGGTACCGAACTGCCGGTTGAACGATGCGGCGGTGGTGAAGGTTATCTGCCCGTTCCCCGAGACCTGCCGACCGTCGTCATTGAAGAAAGTGTACGAGCCGAGGCCGCCGTTGTTGTTCGCCAGGAACACGATGTACGTGTCAACATACCATACGTCGATGGCGCCACCGAGCGCCAAGAAAAATGTAGAGGTGAGCTGCTGGAACCCGCCCCCGCCAGAGAACGGCGTGTACGTGTAGCAGGTGTCGGTACCGGGGACCAGCACCACCAGGCACGCGCCGTTGTCCGTCATCCGCACGAAGCCGGTCCCGATGATGTTGCTGGCAGAGCCAGGGACCAGAGTGAACGCGCCGAGCGCGCTCACCGTATACAGATCGAACCCGACGACCGCGTACACTATCCCGGCCATCTCCCACATACCACGGAGCGGGTTGACGAGGCCGCTCGGTGTGAAGGTAGAGATACCGGGCCAGCGCCGAAGTGAGGCAGGCTGCTGGTCCTCTTCGTCGTCAGGCTGCGTCTGCTGCGACGGCTCAGGGTAGCAACCAATCAAACGCTTCGAGCCAGCGCGCAGGTCCGCGAGCTGGTACGATGCGAGAGGGAGCGGTACCGTGGTCGGCTGAGCTTTACCCATCAGAACCAGTACGATCCACCCCACAAGCCGCCGTTGGCTCGCGAGAGCTCTCCGAGATCGCTCTCAGTGTAGCGGAGGTACCTCTTCGTGAGGCGCCGGTTCGCCTGATATATCAGTGCCCCGAGGTCGTACCCATTCAGCGGGTCCGGCGACGGGTCGATGGTGATACCGTACCGGACGGAGATCCACCCGGCGAGGACGTACTTTACGTCCGCGATGTCTTCATCTTTGAGGGGCGCTATGCTGTTGAGCTGCGCAGCTGTCTGCGGGTACCAGCCGATGTTCCCCCAACCGTCGCGCATCTGCGTGAGGAGGTTATCGTTGAGGATAGTCATCCCGTTGGCGGACTGCGTGGGGGTAGGCTGCCTACCCTCGCGTACGACGCCAATAATCTGGAAAGATTCGGTGATGATCTGCTGGTTGGTCTGAGCCACGGCGCCTCTTGTGAAATTAAATGATCCGTTACTTTATTGGTGGCTTACGCCTTGCGCCACGGAAGTCTCGGGCGCACCCCTTGCGGGAACACTAAAATTCAGTGTCGTCTCTCCGAACTGTCGCGTCTATCTTAAGTAGGTGGACGTTCACCTCAAAGCAGCTACCGGGTGAGGGCGGCGCTGCTATTTCTTTTTATTGAACGCGGATCCAAGTACGCGGATTCACGGCCGCGCCCGAGGCCGGCTGGAAGCCGTTCAGGGTGTACTTAAACTTGACGGTGGCGGAAGCGCTACCGGCAGTACCCAACGCAGCGGGCGTAATCGCCGTTACTGCGCCAAGGACGCCGTTAACGATCACGTCTCCGGTGTTCGCGTTGAGCGCCGTTACGGTGATCGTGTTCGTCGCACTGATCTCCGCGCAGCACCCGTCGACGGGGTTCAGCGGCAGGTTGATCGTCAGCGAGATCGCGCCGGTTGGGTTGAGTACCAACTGGCCCGTCTGCATCGTGATCGTGGACCCTGTCACCAGGGTCGCGCCTGCGTAGAAGTCGAAAGGAATTCCAACCACATCGCCGTGCCCATATCCAACTTGAATGTTACTCATTTTCTATATTCCTATGGGTTAGGCAGCCGACGCGACTTCGATGTTACGGACAGCCAGCTCGGGATAAGCGAGCACGGCGCCGACAATCGAGTCGAGACGAGCCGGGAGCACGTCGTTAGACGGGTCCCACTGTTGAGCGAAGCGTATGTTGTACCCTTCGAACGATTCCGCAGCCGTCATCTTGACGAGGGGGCTGAGGTCGAGCATCGGGGGGTTCGCAAACACAATCGCGTCACGGTACCAGCCGAGGGACTGCTTGATCAGCGCGCCGTTGAGCGCGGCAATCGCGGCAGCGCCGCTCTGACCGAAGACGCTGATGAGAGCGCCAGCGGCCGGAACGTTGTCCACGTTCTGGTACGCACCGCCAGTGATGATACCAGGAGCAATCGGGATAGAGATCGCGCCAGCGGTATCGCTGATGGTTGCAGTAACAACGAACTGCTTGGGTCGGCCCAGGGACGCCTTCGTCTCGGGATCAACCTCGTTCACACCGGCAATGCTGATCACGTCGCCTGCGTTCAAGGTCGTGAGACCCGAAGCCCAGCCGTTGGTGTTCAGTGTGAAGGTGGAAACGAACGCGTTGCCCGCGCCAGGGTTCGATTGACCGGCACCGTTGACGGCCGGGGCCGCGGTGGTGCTGAAGGTTCCGATGACGTGCGTCGGGAGCTTCGTGTTACGGAAGCAGACGTAGCCAGCGGCCTTGTCCGCGATCACGCCCTCTAACCATTGGTCAGAGATTGTGGACTCGGGATTGAAGAGGCCCTTGTTGTCACGCACGAAGTAGCGCGAGGTTTGCGGGGTCGCGGTGAAGGTGCGACGGTCATCTTCAGGGGCCAGCGCTTCCGTCAGGTACTGCTCATTCTGCAGCAACTGATCGTAGGTAGCGGTGGTGTTGAAGGCGCCCGTGAACTTCGGGACGTTGTTGACTTGGCCCGTGGTGAAGTTCTCGATGCCGGCCGCGAGACGCGCCATAGCAGGTTCGAGCACTTGCTCCTCGAAGTTATTCAGCAACATAGCGCGCTCCACCGAAGTGAAGTTGATGTCGACGCCTAGCTGTTGGTTGACCAGCAGGGTGGCGAAGCGCTGTACCGAGTTCTGTGCGTTCATCTGCGGGCCAGTACGCAGAGTGTACTGGAACGGCAGACGGATCGAGAGCTGTTGACCCAAGATGACCCCGTTGATGGGGCCGGGCAGCAAGCTCTGGTAGTCACGGTTCGTGCGACCCGTGAAGTTGCTCTTGGCGTGCAACAAGACCAGTGCCTTGCGTGCGACCCATTGAGCTGTGATTAGTGAGTTAGCCATTATTCCTTTCCGACTTTATTTTTAGTTCAGACCGCGACCCTTTCGGGCTATCTCGCGTGCTGACTGTTTGCTTCCTCTGTGCCTGCGAGCGAACTCTTCCATCGACATGTTAGGGTCGACGATGTCTCGCTCGCCTGCACGCCCGCCAGCCGTCGTGGCACGCGGAGGAGGAGGCGCCTGAGTGATGGACTTCTTTTGCCCTAGTTGCGCATTGGGCTTAGAGCCGTTCTTTTTTGAGCGGTTCTCGATCTCAATCTCTGCGATCATCTTCCCGACTGTGATAAGCTGCTGGGCTGGTGACTGCTTCGCCGTCCTGATGGCGAGAGCGGTATCCTTCCCGAACTTATACAGCAGCTGGGCCGTGTACTCGGACTGAGCGACGGCGGCACCAGCATCGAACGCGAGCTGGTTCTGAGCCAGTACCGGGTTCTTGGTGACTACCGCCTCGTAATCTGGCGTGACCTTCGCAAACTCTTTGATCTTAGCTTCGACTTCGGAGCGGCGCTGTGCAGCCTCGTTCTTTCCGTTCATCTCGTTGATCAAATCGCGTGCGGCGATCTTCGCCTGATCTCGTGACCACTTCTGCATCTTGGCTCGATACTTGTCGTTGTCGAAGGCGATGTCCGGGTCCGACAGGTCGGGCATCGGCTCGTCTTCTACAGCGGGAGGTGCAGATGCGGTGGCGGTCTGTGCGGCGGTAGGTTTACCGCCGGCCTTGAGCCGCTCCAGCTCAGCTAAAGCATCCTTCAGCTGGCCCTGCATGTGCTTGCCAAATATCTTCGTGCCTTCGAGCAGATCATTCAGCTCTACTATGCGTTCCTCAGCAGATCCCTTCTTCGGGGCCGGCCGCGCGGGAGGAGCCTCTTCTTCCTCTTGCTCGCCGGTTAGGTCCTTGTTGGGGTCTGTGTCATCGCTGAGTTCGACGTCGGCGGTGGACGATTCCGCGTTTTCGTCCGAAGCCCCTTCACCAGAGTCGGTCTGGTCGCCGAGTGTCCCATCCTCATCGACAACAAGGGAGTCGTCGTCAACGAGCGGGTCCGAGGCCGCTGCTGCGGCGCTGCCTCCCGGAGTGGCATCAACCTGGCCCGCGGCGACCGCAGCTACGGCGGCGGCGTCAGCGGCGCGGGCGGGGGTGGCCCCGCGGAAGGGGTTGACCTTGTCGTCAACCTGCTTCTGCGTTTGCTTTTCATATTTCTCTAAATCCTCTCTACTGAAACCCATACTGATCTCCTATTACACTGCGATACGCTGCAGCGGGGCGGTTCTCACACAGATCAAAAACTAAGTAGCCTTCTTGGGCTTCTTCGGTTTAGCAGCGGCTAGCGCCTTCGCGGCGGCGACCTTCTGCTCGTTCAACTCCTGCTGGTGCTTCATATTCAGCGCGTGCTTCTGCTGCGTGCGCTGCATCTCGGCCTCGTGCGCGCGGGCGGCGCGTTGCATCTCGGTCTCGTGCTTCTGCTGAGCGGCGTCACTATCAACGGTCGCCTGGAAGTGCGCGCGGGCGGCATCGTTTACCGCTGCATGGTGCGCAGTAATCTG